AGGGCCCCCGTTTAGATTTGTAGACTTTTGTCTAGCCTTGCTCTGGGTCTACAGGGTTGGACAGTGAAGCGAGATAGCGCAGAGCGCGCTGGATCTCCTGTGGGTCAATCTCGCCTTCTTCCCCCGCTGTGGCCGCCTCAGCCGCTTCCTGAGCGGCGTTGGGCGGTTCGGGGATGGGGTCCACGCCCTCAAGATCGTTCAGCAGGGCTCCGCCCTCCTCATCGGTCAGGGTGTGGACTGTGTAACCAGTTGTCATGTCGTCGTCATCGTCTCCAACGTCGAAATCGTCGGCCTCTTCAAAGCTCTCCATTTCCTGTACTTGAGCGACGCGACTGACTTCCTGGGATATGAACCTACGCATTTCATCGCGTAGGGATAGGGGTGGAACGGACTGTGACAGTTCGTGTGGTGTGGGATCCGGGTTTTCCTTCCCGTTTTCCCGTGCCATGCGTCGCAAATAAAGGCGACGCTCGATGTGTTCGAACTTGTTTTCGTCCGAGTTTTGTGTTTTGGCTCTGGCCATTATAGAACCCTCGGTGAAGCGTTACGCGGTACGATTCTACGAGCAACCATTTTGTTCTGGACCTTGATCCAGAGTGCGTCCTGGGTTTGCTCGTTATGTATCCGCTTGGTTGGTACACAGTCGGTGAACGACTGATTGAGTGCCGGTGGCGTTGCGAACTCTCGACCCATGTGCCAGTAGTCGAGCGTATCTCGAAATTCGCCATGCACTGTTGATGGGTGCTCCCGGTATTCAGCATACCTGTCGCTATAACCGAAAACTCCAGTGCCAGCGGCAACATCTGCCTGCACTTCATTATTGAACACTTCTTGCTGGCCGATTTGCGCCAGCTCGTGTTGGTAGAAGTCCTCTTTCTCTGTACGCAACCACTGGCGGTTGATTGCTTCTGTGTATAAAGCACGAGGACGAACGGAGAGGAACGAAATAATAAAACCATGTTCCTCCATGTGACGACGGTAGCGGTTTGAACGCATCGCTGCGATGCCATGACCGTATAAGTCAGCAACACCGAAACGTGGATCGTTCCCGTTCGCTGTTTGCATTACTTCAGAGAAGTTTAATGACGTGGATCCACCGCCGAGAAATTCCGGTCGCTGGAGCCGTTGGTCTTTTGGATTCTCACCCAGGTAGCGTAGATACTCGGTGTATCGCGAGCCATAGCGCGCACGTGCTTCCTGGTATCTTTGAATCGCAAAAGCCTTTCTGACGTCATTGATATCGGCGCCGGTTGCGCCTGCCAGATTGGCAATGAGTGCCGGATTATCCCAGGCGAATGAACCGCCTTCTGGACCACTATGGGCGACTAATCCTGCTGAACCTCCGGTTCCACCTGAAAACGGTGTTGATGCACCGCCATTGTTATAACTTGGGATTCCAGCACCATCCGCCTGTACGGGTGCTGTATCGCCGAGGGGAATAGTGACCTGCGGTCCCTTTTGTGTGAACGGCCTTGCCGTGGTTAGGTAGTCCTTCTCCCAAGCTACGTTTGGCAGTGTGACATCGAGGCCGGCTCTTTCTGTTACTAAGTCCTGATCCCTGTAAAACTCGTTGTATATCCGATTGCAAGCAATCAGTGGTAGCGAGTTTACTTCGATCCCTGACACGGGCGGGATACCCAGGTGATCAAGTAGTGAGCCGGGGATGCCTGTCGCATCTGTTGTGATCTTTGGCAACGTCTGGGCATCCATACCGTCTGGACCGCCGGTAATGAAATCTTCCCATCCGTCCCAGAGTAGTCTACTCGGGGCAAAGAAGTGATGAATTCGAGCGGTTACATTGTGCATTATCGGGGCCGCCAGTGGCGAGACACGAATCAAGACATTGCTGGAATGCTGGATTGTATCGCCTGGTAATGCTTCTACACATGCAATAGGAACCAGTTTGCCCATATCGCACGTGTGTAACCGAGTATGACTCAGGTTGTGCTTGTAACGTCTCATAGTCTGTAACCCACCTTTCCGCTAAAGCGCGGAAGTTTGTTGCCGGAACGGCGCACCCGTTTAGTAGTACGACGGCTGCCGCGTTTGATAGAACGTTTTTTCCCATAGCGCTTACGCATAATTTCACCTCACTTGGTTTTGCAGATCACCAACGTGATCTGCGGTTACGCCGTCCCCGGCGTGTTCTGTTGGCTCCGACTTTTGGTTTGCCTTCCCTTATTGCCTTAATCGCATCCGCTGCACCGGGAAGTAATCCATAGAGCCATGATACAGCGTCGCCATATCGTTGTTCGACTTCTTCTGCATCCGACCAGCGTTTATCTGGTCTAATTGTTTTACCGCCCATTCTGGACGGTGTTGTTGGTTTTAGCGGACCCGTTTTCAAGGGTGCCGACGATGTTACGGGAATTTCTCCATTCCCGAATAGTTGGGTGTCCTGCGTATGATTGAGAGCTTGAACTTCGCGAGCTGCCCTGCTTCTAGCGAGATCGGCTTCCGCAGAATTTCGATCTTCTTGACTTTCCAAAAGTTCAACTTGTGCCTGGCCAAGGCGGCCGATAGGTGTGCCGGGAGGCGGGGCTTTTGATTGTGCGTAGCCTTCGGCAACTGCACCGGCTGCGTCTCGTATCGCATCGCCAGTGCCATAACCGCCCGCCAGATTAGAAGGCGTAAACGAACCGGACGCGCCAAGCGCGTAGAGTGGGTGTAGTCCTGCTTTCTTTGCATCTGCCACCTTCCATTGAATCGTGTTTTGAGCGAATTCTTTCTGACGGCGATAATCTTGCTTCGCCTGTTTCTTCGCTGATTTGTTACCGAATAGGCCGCCCAGTAATGAGCCGCCCGCCTGTATTGCTGATGCACCTACTATCGGCGACATTTTTGTTTACCTCTTGCTTTGTAGGGTCCGGGAGCGGACCGTTTACGACCACCGACGCCAGTAGCAAATAATACCTGTCGTCGTTTCATCCTACTAGCACAGCTGCCAGTAGTCCTAGAATCAAGAATCCGCTTGCTGTTAGTAGTGCCGCGAACAGTGACACGAGAAGCGACCCTTTCCGTTTTCGGTCTGACTTTCTTCTGGAGTACTCTTTGCGTCTTTCGTGTACGGAGTTTCGCAGGCTTGGATGTATAGCGCTGCGGTTGGTATGTCTGGATACTTTTGATTGCATCAAGTATTTCCCTCCTAAAACGTCGAGTTGATGTTAGATCGGTTCTTTGTACGCCAGCGCTTGTCTGCCTGCTGACGGGCTTGCTCCTGCTGTTGGTGCGTGATTTTGGCAATGTCTATCTCCCATGGGTTTTTACTGGGTCTATCAATGCCGAGTTCATCGCGCATATGTTGGACCCAGTATTTTGATATCGGCCATTGTTTACCATAGGCGCGGAACGTTTTGGGAACGTCTCCGAGTTTTGCTAGTGCAGCCGCTCCAGCGCGGCTATAAAGCATTGTCAGTATTCTTTCGATACCTGCAGCGCCTAGTGGTGGAAATTTTGAGCAAAGCATAAATTCGGGTGTGCGCCCGTCGAGTCTTTCATCGTCCGGGCTAGTCATCTTTTTGGTGTTGTATTTTGCGATGTACGCTGCCCTTCCTGGGGTCAGCTCATCGATTTTTGTGAATCCCATTATTTTTCTATCTTCGGATCCGTCGTGCCATGTACGTTGAACTACTTCTTCGTACATCTGGGCAGGCTGTCCAAAGAGAATCATGTGATAGTGGGCTCTGCCTTTTTCTGTTCCGTATTCGCCAACTGCGAAATAACGGAGTTTACCCATTGGTCCTGCTCTTAATCGCTTGACAAATGTCTGGATATGAGATTTTTTCAGACTGGCGTCTTTTGGGTAATTTTCTTCGTTGTAACTCAGGGTTAGGAATGATGATGGGCTTTTATATTCGCGTTGCTCCAGTATTATTTTGCCTACCCATTCCCGTTTTTTGTTTATTCGACAATTCATGCAGCGCCCGCACGCCACCTGGGTGCCGTTTACCGAAACCGGATAGCCGCAAAGCATGTTTTCTGTCTCCATTGTTGTGTGTACCTGTTGGTACGACCATTGGTATGTCAAGTTATCAATACCATGGTCGTTTACTTTGAGTCAATAAAAAAGGGACCCTC